CACCGCCTCACAGGCCTCGCAACGTTCGGCCGGCAAGCCGAGGCACTCGGACGTATCACAGTCACGGCCGCCACGCTGACGCTCCGTCCGCACTCGACGTCAGCCGCATGGTCAGCGCAGATCGCGCCCGCCACCTACTCGGACACCGGACCAGTCACGACGGGCGCGACGATCAGCGCCCCCGTCCAGGTGGGCGCCACAGTCCTGGCCATCGACATCACGCGCATAGCCGCCCAACTCCTAACCCCGGGAACTGGCCTCGCCCTCGTCGGACAGACATACGGCGGCGTCCAGGCCACCGGAGACAGCCTCTCGATCCGCATCACCTACACCTCCCGATAGGACACCTCATGAGCTACCTCGACCAGCGGGGACACCGCGTCCCCTCACCCACTGACCCCGCACAGCGCCAGGACCTGCTGGCCCTGTCCCTGTCCATCCCCTCCTACAAGGCGTGTGCCTCCGAAACGGCGGCAGCGCAGTACGTGTCCGCGCTCGCGGCTGCTGGCCTGGTGGCATCGGCGGCGCAGCCTGTCTACGTATGGAGGACCGACCTCAACGCCGTGAGGGTGTGGGATGGGCGCCGCTGGTCGGGCGAGTCGAATCTGCAGATGGAGCTGTCTGCAGTCGGCGACGTGCCGGTCGGCTCCGGCCTCAGCGTCGGCGTGCGTAATGGCCTCATCAAGGCAGGCAAGGTCGCGACCTCCGGGACGGAGGTGCAGTTCGGGAATCTCTATCTCGACACTATTACCTTCCAGACGCCGTTCCCGAATGACTGCGTGTCTGTCACCTTGACGCCGCTGTATGGAACCGGCTCAGCTGGCTGGAACTTCAAGCAGGCGCAGCAGTTCTGCCTCGACTCAATGAGCAAGAACGGATTCCGCGCGATGCTCCCGGGAGTCACGACCCCTGGACGTCACGCATACTCCTGGACCGCCATCGGCTACTGACAGCCGACAACTGAACTCGCCCCTCGGACAATCCCGTCCGGGGGGTTTCGTCTACCCAACTAAGGAGAGACATATGGAACTGACTATCGAAGAACTCATGGAGTCCATGCCTCCGGCGACCGATACTCCGGCCGACGTTGTCACGCCCATCGAGTTCCCCTACGAGGAGGTCACGCGATGAGCATGACAGCATCTAAGGCGCTCGCCTGGGCCGCGAGCCAGATCGGCTACTCGCGGTGGGATGACCCCCTGCCGGGGTCAGTGTATGGCCGCTGGTACGCCGAGCGTCACGGCGCATACTACGGCGAGAGCGGCGTTCCGTTCTGCGCCATGTTCGCCTCGTGGTGCCTCACTGACGACGACGGTAACTCGGTGATCCCAGGCGGCGATTTCGCCTACGTGCCCTACGGCATCAACGCTGCGCGGGCGGCCGGCCAGCTCGTCGACCCGTCGAACGCAGCCCCTGGTGACCTCATTTGCTTTGACTGGGACGGGGACGGCCTGGCCGACCACGTCGGCCTGGTCGAAGCGAATTACGGGTCGTGGGTGCAGACCATCGAGGGCAATACGAGCTCGGGCGCTGCGGGTTCCCAGTCCAACGGCGGCGGGGTCTACCGCAGGTCCCGCGACTGGGACTCGGTGTGCGCGGTCATCCGCCCCTACTACTCCGACGCAGCCACTGGCTCATCCGGTGGCTACACGGACATCACGGGAATCCAGCGCGCGGTTGGTGCGGACGTGGACAACGTCCTCGGTCCCGACACGACGCGCCGCGTGTACGCGGTCGTGGCGGCGAGCTCGTGGGGCGGCCGTCAGTTCCCCCTGGGTGTCGAGTACGTCCAGTCGATTATTGGCGCGGACCCGGACGGCATCTGGGGCGATGACTCCGACGAAGCCCATGACCGCGTGGTCGGCCAGCTGCAAAGCGCGGTCGGCGTCGAGGTCGACGAATACTACGGTGCCGTCACCAACGCGGCAATCAACCAGGCGCTCGCGGGCGCGGAGAAGGGAGACTGAGATGGATAAGCTGTTGATGGGGCTTCAAGCGGACCCCTTCATCACGACGGTGGTTATCGGCCTCGTGTGGCCGATGGTGCAGGCTGCGCTGGACAAGCCGTGGTGGACGCGCCGCCGCCGTGTGGTGCTCCTCGTCGCGGTCGCTCTCGTCACGACTGCAGCCGTGTGGGTCTCCGGCTCGTACCCGGCGACGTGGCGTCTGCTGGTCACGCAGATGAGCGTGTTCTTGGGCGTCGCGTGGTCGGTGTACACGATGCTGTCGGCAGTCCGTATTAACGGTGCGAGCGTCCTTGATTGGGTGGGCGCCGCGACTCCGGGCGGTCAGCCCCTCGATGAGCTGACGGGCACGTCGGACAGTACGCGTGATTGACATTATCGCCGACCCGAAGGTCGTCACGGCGATTGTCGCGGCGGTTGTTGCCATCATTGGTGCGGCCGCTGCGGCAGTCGTCGCGGGCCTACGGTACGTCGGCCGTATGTTCGACGCGCGGCTCGCTCACATCTCGGAGACCGCGTCTGAGGCCCGTGATGCGGCGAAGAGCGCGGACGCGGAAATCAAGAACAATCACGATACGAATGTCAGAGACGACCTAGACAAGGCGATTGAGACTGTTTGGGTCGTGTCGGACCAGATCGGCGCTCTGTCAAAGCAGGTGACGGGCCTCCTCGATCAGGGTGCCCGCATGGAGGCGACGCTCAACGCGCATAGCGAGAGCCTCAGCTCCGTGCAGGCGCGCGTCGGACGAATCGATGAGCGCGGCTCCAAGATGGCTGCCGAGCTCCATGATGAGCGGACGGCACGCGAGTCCTCGCAGCGCACCATTGATGAGCATGCCCATGACGCCCACGCCAGACTGCATGAGCGCCTCGACAGACTACAGGAGAAGGTAGATAAATGGGAGGAACGATCGTGAGTGGGAACGTCACGCGCCTCGACGGCTCACCTGAGCACCTCGCCTACATCACGGCGACCCTGAAGACCAAGACGGGGGAGGCCACGTCCCTGATGGCAGTCGGCCCCGTGTCTCGGGCAGCGAACCCGCGCGGTCAGATCATGCTGCCCCTCGACCTCACGGAACCGACGCAGGTCCACCTGCGCCTCAGCGTCCCCGGCCGGACACTGCGTGAAGCGACAGTCACGCTGAAGCCCGGCATGGCCTACACGCTCGCCAGCGTGTTCTCCGGCGAGGCGACGCCCACACCGGCACCCCAGACCGGCACCCCAGACGTGAACGTCTCCGGTGACGGCGACACAGCAACCATCAGCGGCGTCGTCTCTGACGACGGGGACACGATCACAATCGGAGGCTAACCATGGCAAAGCCCACGCTCTACACGAAGCAAGGCACAGACCGAGCGATCGCGAAGGCCATCGAGCCGCTCGCCACCAAGGAAGAACTCGCGAGAGCCTCCGCCGGCGGAAAGGTCGACCTCGGTGAATACGCCAAGCGCACCGACCTGGCTCCACTTGCCACACGAGCCGACCTCGCAGGCTACGCAACACGCCAGCAGGTCGCTGACCTCCCGAGCCGCGCCGACCTCGCTGGATACGCCACAAAGTCCGACGTGGCGGGCGTGGCCCGCACGAGTGATCTCACGGGCCTGGCCACAAAGGCTGAACTCACGGGCCTGGCAACCAAGGCCGACGTGGCGGGCGTCGCCCATACGAGCGATCTCACGGGCCTGGCGACCAAGGCCGAACTTGCCGAGGCACTGAAGCGTGTCGGCATCACTGTGTGCTCCACGGAGGCCGAAGCGCAGGCCCTCCCGGACGGCACGCTTTACTTCCTCGTCTCTGGCGCTGCCCCTGCTCCGTCCCCGACTCCCGGGCCTGCCCCCGCAGCTGGCCCGACGCTCGTCGCCAGCGCAGCCGGTCAGGTCGTCGGCCAGACCGTGACGATCAAGGTCGATGGCAAGGCCGGAGACAAGATTGTGATCGGCCTGAACGAGAAGGCCCAAGGAACGCCGGCGAACCTGACCGTCCCGCAGGGCTGGGACCAGATTGTCGCCCCGTACTGGGTCGGCACGATGCGCGCCGTCGTCATCACCGGCCCATGGTCGCCCACTGTAACGCTGACGATGAGCCAGGTCGCGGAGATCGGCTGGGCTGCCGCCTCGATCCGAGGAGCCTCCACGATCAAGGCTGGCGACGTTAAGAAGCGCCAGGCCCCGCCGACCGAGACGACGACCTGCACGGCTCCCGCGCTCGCGGGCGAGGGTATGGTGCTGGGCTTCGCATTCGAGCGGACGAGTGCAGTTGAGTCCTCGGAGCAGGTGACTGTCTCTGCGGGCTGGGAAAAGGTGGCCTTCGCGTCGCAGGAGGGTCTCAACTATCAGACGGTGACGTTGGCGCGTCGCACGGGCTCGCAGCCTGCGGACATGGTCGTCACCTACCCGAACGCGCAGGGGAGCAATGGCCTTGCGGTGCAGGTGATTGCGCATGCCTGATCTCGTTGTGTACGAGCGTCGGCGCGCAGGCGGTGACAGGGCTGGCGTCGTGCGCGTGCGCCGGCGCGCAGGTGGGGATGTGAGCCTGTCGCGGCGGGCTCCGTCGACGCCGGTGATTCCTGCGGGCGAGGACGTGGTGACGGCGTTCCTGTCGCGGCGCCCGTTCTACATCAGTCATCGGATGGGTGGGACCGAATTCCCGGAGTTCACGCAGACGGGTCTCAGTGCTTCGTTGCGCGCGGGGTTTAAGGCACTCGAGTTGTCTGTGCGGAGGTGCGCCTCGGGCGAGTTCGTCGCTATTCATGATTGGAAGACGTCGAGGACGGTGCCGGGCACGGACTACCAGATTTGGAATACACCGTGGTCGACGCTGCGCACGCTCCGCCAGGCCTCGGGTGGGTTCATGCGCCTGACGGACATCGTCGATCAGGTGCCGGATGACATCGTGCTTGCCATCGACCACAAGACCACGTCCTCGGAAGACCAACGCAATCCGGGTGACCTGGCGGCCGAAGAGCAGCTGTTCGATTACTTGGACACGACGTTCGGTGGGCACCCTGAGCGCAGGGTCTTGTGGAAGGTCTTCGCGAAGGGTACCGGAGCAAAGCGCGCGAAGGCCCGTGGCTACAAGGTCATGGCGATGCTCTACCCGAGCGAGGTCGCGGTCTCGGACCTGTCCCAGTGGGATGTCATCGGGATGGAGTGGAGCGCAGGCGCAGACGTGTGGAATCGCCTGAATGCTTCGGGCAAGCCGACGATCGCACACATCATTGTCAACGACTCGCAGGCGCGCCAAGCGCTCGCGAAGGGAGCGACGGGGCTGATGGCCTCGTATCCCTCCCTCGTTCACCCGTAGAGCAAGAAGGCAGCCCCGCACCCACCCATTTGGGTGTGGGGCTGCCTTTCGTGGTTATGCGGCGGCTTTCACGGCGCTAATGAGTGCATCCGGAGGCAGGCGCACGTAGCGCCGTGTCGTCTCAGGCCTCGCGTGTCCGAGGACGGCTCCGACGGCCAGCAGATCACGAGTGCCCGCGTACATAGCTGTGCCGCAGCGGTGCCGCAGGGTGTGCCCGGTCCAGCCTGCAGGGAGTGCCCGCGCGAGCCGCTTCGAGACGTACCCGGCGGACAGGTGCCCGCCGTCTTGCCCTGGGAACAGGTATCCGTGGCAGGCAGTCAGGGCGCGGCGCAGGTCCATGCGGATAATCGGAACATATCGGGTCTTGCCGCCCTTGCCTGTCACGTATAGGCCGGTCCCGTCCCAGTCGCGGGAGTGGACTCGCGCGATCTCCATGCACCGCAGGCCTGCATAAGCGCCGAGGAGAATCATCGTGCGGTCGCGCTCATCAGCTCGAGCGAGCGCGTCGTGGAGCACGTCGTCAGGGACGGGGCGAGCGACACCGGCGGGCACACGCACGGCCGCCAGCCCCTGCGCGGGGTCGACGGGGATGAAGCCCGCTCCGTGAGCCCATCGGAAAAACGCCGTGATAGACCCACGAACGCTCTTGCGCGTCTCGGGTTTCCACGAGCCCGCGGAGAGCACGTACCGCAGGTCAGTCGAGGTCACGGAGGCCGGGCCATCAGGGCATTCGCGGATGACCTTGTGCAGGTGGCAGGAGTAGAGGCGAATCGTCCGGGGTGAACGGCCAGCAGCTTGCATCGCGGTAGTCCAATCTGCGACGGCCGTGTCCCAGTCCCAGAGGGGTTTCATCTGTGTGTCCTAGTTCTCTCGCAGCGCCCCGCGCTCGCGGGAGGGGGAATGAGCAGGCCCCCTGTTGCGACCCTTGCGGGGTAAGTGTTGGTGGGTGATTCACTGTCTCGCGACGGTGCGAGCGTGTCCACCGGAACGATGCCGTAATCTAGGCGATGGAAGGAAGATCGTCGGTGTTATCCCAGCTCGGGCGCGAAGGAAACAAAAAGGTAACATTGTGACCAAGCCGATAACCGGACGGTTACTGGTTCGAATCCAGTCGCAGGAGCAGATGCCCCGAGTTCTCGTGAACTCGGGGCTTTTTGTTGATCGGCGAGGAGGGAGCACATGCAGGCGATCGCTGATCACCTCTACCACATTCTGATCATCGCCTTCGTCGCCGGCACGATTATCCAGGTGATCGTCAAGGTCGTGAGCCAGCCTCGCAAGAAGAAGCGCGGTCCCGTCGCCCCCAGGGAGGGCGCGGTCGAGCGTGAGAAGCGCATGCGCGCGCGCTACGCGGCTTTCGGGGAGCGTTGGCGGGAGTGGCTGGACCAGCCGCGCGGGAGGGGTGATACTGACCGTCTCGTCACGGCCGCGAGCATCTGGGGGCGCCCGGATGCACGGGCTCCTTTCCCTCGGCGCTTCCATGACAGTCAGCTGGGCAAGATCACGGTCAATAAGCGCAGCTACCTGGCGATGCTGGACGCGCCCGCCGACGCGCTTCAGCCGAGGCACGAGCTTGCCCCGACCTCGTGGGCGCGGCTGCGCTTGGATGTGTGGGCCCTGCACTCCAAGGCCGCGCAGAAGCCCCGTCTCATGCGCGTGTGGCTCAGTAGGGATCGTGCGCTCGTGGAGCTGCATAGCACGCGCGTTGTCCAGGTTGACGAGATCCTCCCCAGCGAGGTCGTCGGCTTCGTTCGCGGGTTTACCCGACTGGGCCCGCGCACCGGCACGGTGGATGGTCTGCGCTGGCTACCCGCCGAGACGATGGAGCTGGGCGACAAGCCCCTGTGGAACACGTTCCGCGTGATGCGGGACATCTCCCACGTCGCTCCGAAGGGGTCGACCGTCGCCGATGCCCTGAACGCCGCAGACTTCCATGCCCTCGCCTTCATGGCCTTCCACGCTGAGGGTGCTTGGAAAGAGCCGTACGCACACCTGCGCGTCCTGGATTGTTCCGGCGTGACCTATCAGGTGGGCGATGCGTTCTCGCTGCAGCTTGATGAGGGGCAGGAGGAGCGTGCCTTTCGACGAGGCCGTGGCCGCCCGAGCAGGCGCCGTAGCCTGAGGAGGAGGCGTAGCGCGGTGGACGAGGCGGCTGTAGTCACTAGTGATGATCAGCAGGCTCTGGAACCGCAGGTAGTTGAGTCGGTCGGATGTGAACCTGAGCCTTTGGTGGACACGGACCTCGCCGTGGTCCCGATCGATCCACGTGAGGTCCTGTGGGCCGTGGAGAGGATGATCGAGCTGTGAGGGAAGAACTCGTCGAGGCTGTCCTACGGGTCGTAGAAGAAATCCCCGCGGGGCGCGTGGCCACGTACGGCATGATCGCCCGCGCGGTTGGTACCGGTCCGCGCGTCGTCGGGCGAATTATGCACGACTGGGGCGGTGGCGTCCCGTGGTGGCGCGTCGTGAACGTTCACGGAACTTTTCCGACAACTGTACGAGGTGAGGGATTTTCCGAGTGGGAACGAGAGGGGATCCCTCACGATCCGACACGCGGAAAAGTGCTGGTCTCGGCGTGTGTAGTCGAGCAGGACTGGTTGGATGCTGTCGCGCGTTCGGTCCTTGAAAATCTGCGCGATCATGCGGAAATGTCAGACTGAATCGTCCTGACATTCGGTTACGATTTGATTACATGCACAGACATTTGGGTCGCGCGGGCCACTGTGATGCTCTACTCTTAAGAGGACGCCGAAGAGGGCGATTCTCCGGAACAGTGACCGTTAGCGTTAACGAAGCCGGGGGAGCAAACTCCAGAAACAGAGAAGTTACTGGTACCCAAGGGGTGAGAAGTGACGAACTTACTAGAGCTAAAGGG